TGCTGTCCTTGAAGACGACGAAGCGCCCTTCCTCCTGGAAGTACGCCGCCTCGACGGTCTTCTTGACGCCGTCCTTGTCGGTGACCGTGTAGGTGTTCATGGTGATGTTCTCCTTGGTGTTGGTGGTCATGACGCGATCACATCAGCGATCGTGCGGAGTTGTACGTACAGGTAGCCGCCGGAGAAGATGCTGGTCTGCGAAGGCGTCGCCATCTGCTCGTACTTCAGGTCGTCAATGACGACCAGGGCCGAGGTGTCCGAGGCCAGATCCTTGAACGTGACGGCGTCGCCCTTTTGTCCCATCTGGGACACGGCCGCCAGGATCTCCGCGGCCCTGCCCTCGTAGCCGAACTCCTGGCCGCTGGATCCGGCTTCGAAGTCGAAGCAGCTCAGCGGTACCTCGAAGATGCGCTGGCGCACACTGCCCGGCATGGCCTTGAGCTGCCAGCCGTTGATGACGGCGCCTTGCGTGGCGTCGCCCGCGCTGCGGGCGAAGTCCAGGCGCAGCTGGAGCCATTCCACCGCCCCCGCCGGAGCGGACAGGATCACGTCCGCGATGGACGTGCCGGCTCCCTGGGAGACGGTCAGCACGGAGGTGCTGCCGCCTCCGGGGTCGATGACCGAGGCGGTCACGGAGCCCATCAGATTCGCAGGGGTGCGAACGGTGAGGAACTTGAAGATCTTCGGTTCCAGCGTGCTGAAGCGCACGCGGCCGGTCTGGAAGTACGCGGTGGGCTCGAGCGTGCTCGAGGACTCGAGGTAGGCCCCCTGGCCTACCACCGCGAAGGCCATGCGATCACTGTTGCCCAGGTTCGTCACGGCGCTCACAGCGCCCGTGACGTGGGCCTGGAGGTCGGTGGCGTAGGCGAACAGCGGCACGGAGCTGGACGCGTCCTGGATGATCTGGCCCAGGTCCACGCGGTGCAGACCGCTGGACCCGTCGATGGAGTTCGTCCCGCCGACGAAGAAGAACCGGTCGTAGGTGCCGACGGCCTTGACGCCGTTGGCGTTGGCGATGAGCAGCGGGCCGTAGGAGATGTCGCCGTTGGAGTCGATCTGCCCGACGCGAAAGCCCCGGCTCGTTCCGAGCCCGACGAACGTGCCCAGGTACACGTTGATGCAGTTCAGGATCTCGCCCTGCGGGAGCTGGGCCGTGATCGCTCCGCCGGAGGCGAGCGTGGGCACGGCCCCCGTGGACGTGTCCAGGGTGAATTTGTAGATCGAGGACTGCGAGCCGGCGAAGCCGGCGGCGTAGATGGCCGACGGGCCTTCGGCGAAGTCCGTCCAGGTCCACGCGCTGTTCAGGTGCGTCATCTTGGCCGTGGGCAGCGTGGGCGGAGTGCCGCCCACCAGCTCGTAAACGCTCGCTCCGATGCCCGCCATCAGGCGGCCCTTGACCCACTTGACGGCAACGCTGGCGTTGCCGGTGTTCCAGGCCAGGGCGCCGGCGCCATTCCCGGCGCCCTTGTAGATGCCGGTGGCATCGGCCGCGAAGTAGTTCGTGCCGTCGGAGGTCAGGGACTTGATGGTCCCTGACCCGCCCCAGGTGATCGTGGTGACGGCGGAGCCGGTGTCGGACTTCAGGACGTTGCCGACGGCGGACCAGTAGCGGTCCGTGCCGTCGTTCCAGCCCAGCAGCAGGTGCGGGTTCCCCGACGCATCGGCGATGCGCTGCGAGGTCGATCGCAGCATGGACAGCTGTCCATTGACCCAGGGGTTCAGGCCCACGGAGTGGCCGTACTGGATCGCGTGGCGGTTCTGGAGGTTGGCGGCGTTGACCTGGTCGGGGTCCTGGTACAGCATCCCCTCGCCGCCGATCCAGGTGGACTGGCTGCGAAGCCACCAGCCGAGCAGGGACTGCTCGCCTGGCTCGCGGTTGTTGTCGAACTGCTCTTTGCGGATCGGCGCGAGGCCGACCGACATGGACCGCTCGTCGGAGACGCCCAGCAGGAACGGGATACCGCCCAGGGCGACGTCGTAGTCGATGTCGGTCAGGGCGTAGGAGGCTGCCCCGCTCCCGGCGGGGCGTGCCGTGAGCTGGTACGGGATGCGGGAGACCAGGCCGGCCATCAGGTGGTGACCTCCAGGACTCCACTGAAGCGCAGTGCGTTGCCGTTGGCCCAGGTCCAGGGGGTCAGGGAGTCGATGGTGCCGAAGTTGGCCAGGGCCGTACCGTCGGCCCGGCCTCCGGCGGTGTTCAGGATCAGGTTGCCGCCGGTGGCGTCGACTCCGACCTGGAGCGGGGCGGTGGCCCCGGCGTTCTGGGAGGCGTAGCCGAACCCGACGGGCATGTTCGTGCCGATCAGGTTGGATGCCGCGGTCAGGGATCCGGGGATGGAGAAGGTCCAGTTGTCGTTGACGCCGGCTCCGGCTCCGAAGACGGTGCTGGAGCCGAAGGTCGTGGAGAACCAGAAATAGAGCAGCCGGCCCACGTGGAGGTACGTGGCCGTGGTGGAGGCGTTGCCGAAGCTGGGCAGGTGCGTGCCGGAGGTGGTGGACCAGGTCACGCCCCAGGTGGACGTAGCCCCGGAGGGGAAGTTGTGGGCCGTCAGATTGCCCTGGTAGTCGATGCTGGCCGCGGACGCGCCGGCCAGCTGCCAGTCGGCCAGCAGGCCCGTGTACGAGCCTCCGGTGACGTTGACGACGCTGGCGGTGCCCGTGGTCCCCGACGGGGACACGGACAGGGAAGAGTCCGTCTTGAGCTGCCCCGCCGCTCCGCGGTACAAGTTCGTGTCGGGCACCGCTGCGCCCGAGCCCCACAGGTGCTGGCCATCAGCCCGCACCTGATGCCTGTCCTGGGCGTCTCCGGAGACCTTGACCCTCTCCATCACCGTGGAGATCAGGCCCCCGGTGAATAGCGGGGTGCCGGTGATGTTCGGGTTTCCCGAGAGAGTGGGGTTGCCCGACAGGGTCGGGCTGCCGGAGAAGGTGCCCGCCAGGGCACCGCCGTTGTTCAGGGACGGAGTCCCGGAGAACGTCGGGTTCCCCGACAGGGTCGGGGACCCGGTGAACGTGCCCGACAGGGCGCCGGCGTTGACCGTCGGCGCGGTCAGGGTCTTGTTGGCCAGGGTCTGGGTGTCGCTCGTGCCCACGAGCGTGCCCGCAACGCCGTGTACGGCCGCGGTGGCGGCCATGTGGTTCTGGGCATCGGCGAAGTCCCGCCCGGAGCTGACGTGGCGGACCACGGCTCCGGCGGAGTGGGACTGCGCGGACGTGCCGTCCACGCCCCGGATCACGGTCCACACCCCGACGGAGGCGGCGGTCACGTCCACCAGTTCCTCGGTGGCCGTGCCGTAGTCGATGGCTGCGGTGAACGGGAACGAGGTCGGGAACCCGGTCGGGGACAGCACGTTGACCGTGGTGTTCCCCGAGGTGATGTTGCCCGTCAAGGTGGTGGGGACCGCCACCGAGCTGAAGAACCGCTGCACTGGCATGTCAGGCCCCGTAAGAGATCGTTTGAGGATTGTCGGCGTACATGCGCACGCGCTCCTCTTCGAGGCGCTGCTGGAACATCGCCAGGAAGTATTGCGCCGTCTTCACGGCGGACTGCGGCGGCACCAGGGCCGCCCGCTCGGTGGACTCCACCGAGGTCTGCTGGAGGCGTGCCGCCTCGTAGGACGGCAGCAGGCGGGCGCAAGCGCCCCAGACCACCATGTCCACGCACCGCTCCGGCAGGCCCGTGGTGGCAGCGAAGTCATCGCTGCCGTTGACCAGCGGGGACGGGCTCTTCACGTACTTGACGAGCATGGACTGGCCCGGAGTGACGGAGTCGAAGAGCTGGATGCTCTTCCCCGTCGGGAAGGCGCTGGGGTCCGCGGTGGGGTTGAACCGGTAGTTCAGCCCCTGCATCCAGACCTGGGTGGGGCCCACGGTCTGGTTGGCCACGGCCCACACGTCCAGCGCGTCGGCCGGCATGGCGTACTCGTACACCACGGAGATGTTCGTGATCTCCGTGGTGGCGAAGACCACGAGCTGCGGATACAGGGACTGGAGGACGTCGTTGACGGCCTCCTTGATCCTGGCCCGCGGGAACCGCGGGTCCGCCGTGATCAGGGCATGGATGCTGTGCGAGGCAGCCACGGTGCCTTCGGCGCCGCGGCCGTTGGTCGCGCCCATGACCTGGGCCACGCCCGAGGACTGGTCGTAGGACTTGAGCAGGATCAGCTCGTCATCGATCTCGATCAGGCCCCGGGAGAGGGCCTTGATCGTGTCCGGCGCAGCCGTGAAGGACGTGTCCGTGGCCACCATGCCCGCGGCCAGTTCGGCCACGGCCGACTGGTCCTTGGCGTAGCCCATCGCCTGCTGGCGGATGCGGGAGAGCAGCCCGTCGAATGTGGTCATGGCATCGGGTCCGCACGGGAGAAGTCACGGCCGAAGGCCGCGCCGGCCTCGTTCGAGCGACGCATGGCGTCCTCGACCTTGGCCCGGGTCGTGCCCTCGGGCTGCACGCCCTGGCGGCGTGCCTCGCGGTACAGGTGCAGGTCCCTGTCCCACGCCTTCTGCGTGGTGCCGTCCAACCCCTTGGAGGGGCTGGCCAGGTACGTGCGCACGCCTGCGTCCCGCAGGCACTCGTGGTAGTTCACGTGGTCCTGGGTCTTGCACCCCGTACGGCAGGCCATCAGTAGTCGCTCCCGTCCACGGGACGGGTCGCGGTCTCGCGGAACATGGGGTTGACGTAAGAGAAGTCGTCCGCCCCTCCGGGGGCGACGACCATGGCCACGTCCGCCACGCAGTCCTCCAGGATCAGCTTCTCGTCCTGGTTGACCAGGTTCAGGTTGCCGCCGTCGGCGGTGATGCATTCGGGCTGGGTCTTCATGGCGGCCTCCTAGACCGTGAACCAGTTGGTGCCGTCGCTGACCAGCCGGGCGCTCTGGCCCGTGGTCAGCCCGAGGGTCGCGGAGCCGTTGATCTTCTCGGAGCCAGCGGCGGCGATCGTGAGGGTGTTGGTGGTCCCGGTGTTCCGGAAGCTGTAGGTGTTCGGCGTCCTGGACGCCGAGATCAGCGTCACCGTGAAGCCGGCGCTGGTGGTGTTGCCCAGCAGCACCTGGTCCGTCAGGCGGACCGTGGTCGCCGCGCTGATGGCGCGCACGCCCTGCGGGCTCTGCCCGTCGATGATCCGAAGCCCTGTGGGCTTGCCGCCCGTGGAGATGCTGGCGGGCGTGTACAGGCCCGCCAGGCGGACGGTGCCCAGCAGGGCGGCGATGCCCGCCCCGGAGTTGTTGTCCAGGATCGTCGGGGCGCCGATCTCCGTGTCGATCTGCGCGATGTCCAGGAACGGCCCGATGCCCGCGGCTCCCTGGCCGAACACGTAGAGGATGTTGGAGCAGGACTCCATGGAGATCTGGTTGGCGTAGAAGGCGTGGGACGCGCCGACGCTCGTGTTGTAGGAGCCGGTCACGCCCAGGGCGGACCAGGAGTACAGCAGCACCATGCGGTTGATGACCGTGTGCTCCGTGGCGACGAAGCCCCACGTGTAGCCGCCGTGGCAGACCACGTTGTCCACGTAGCAGTTGTCGTTGCCGCCGTTGGCGGGCATCAGAATGCCCATGGACAGGCCGGCCGAGAACTGGCCGGGCGTGGCGTAGTCGGAGTTCACGACGCTGGCGGCGGTGCCGTAGGACACCCGCTCGAGCGACGCGCAGGCGACGCCGGAGAAGTCGGCTGCGGAGTACGTCAGGCCGTTGGCGCTGTGCGTGGTCAGGATCGACAGATCCCGCAGCGTGATCTGCATGTTGCTGTACACCACGGCAGACGTGCCGTAGCCGCCCGGCTGGAGCGGCCCGGACAGCACCGACGGGTTGCCGTTGGCGGTGATCGAGGCGCTCTGCGCCACGTCCGAGGCGAAGACGCCGAAGGAGACGATGGCCCCAGAGGTCTGGGGTACCGTCTGGAGCCAGTGCTGGACGGTGCCACCGGACAGCCCCAGGAAGGTGATGTGCACCTTCTTCTCCGCCACCGGGATGATCGGCAGCGTCAGCTGCGCATTGCCCTTGGTGGAACCGCCTGTGACCAGGGCTCCGCCCACGCAGTAGAAGCCCGGGCATCCGGGGAAGAACACGGTGACCGCGCCCGAGTTGGCGCGGGCCCAGGTCACCGCCGCGTTGATCGCGGCCTGGATGGACGACGTGTCGTCCGTGCCCCACATCACCTGGGCACTGCTCACGGTCGTGGCGGCGCTGGCCGCCAGCGTGACCGTGGTGGAGTTCGTGAACGCGGAGATGGTCGTGACCAGGGTGGTCACGCCCGTGGCGGCTGCGCCCTTGACCTGGACGACCTTGCCCACGTCGGCGGACGTGAAGCCGGCCGTCGCGGAGGTCAGGGTGGCGGAGCCACTGGTCATGGCGCCGTCCACGACGGTCTTGCCGTCGCCCTTGGCGCCGTAGCTGCGGACGTTGAAGACCCAGGCGCCGCCCATGCCGTTCAGGCGGGCATCGGTGGTCTGCGCGTAGGCGGCATCCGCCCGCGCGACCTCGAAGGCCACGGCAGCCGAGAGCTGCGCGTTGGTATACGCACGGTCCCCGTGCGGGTCGCCTGCGGCCAGGTGTGAGGTGTCCTGGTCCTGGAGATCCTGGAGTGCCGCATTCAGCGGCACATCCCAGTGCTCGGTGTTGACAGGGATCTGGGTGAATGTCATCCGCCGTACCCCCCCGCCCCAAACAGGCCCCCGCCGAAACCGCGCTGGACCGTGCTGAAGTTGGAGTCGTCCACGACTCCCGAGGCGATCAGGGACGCCTTCAGGGCGTCATCGACCTCGTACTCATGGCCGCCCATGAAGAAGTGCGGCTGACTGGCTGCGATCTCGTCCTGGGTG